CCCGGTAAACGTCCTCTTTCAGCAGGCGCCCCTTGACGTACAGCCCCCGGTCGTCCTCTTTCATGCTCTCCCAGACGCCGATCGGCTGCCGGCTGTCGTGCTGCCAGAGAAGGGCGGGCATGGATTTCCGGCTTTTATGCTGCTGCAGCGTCTTGGCGAACGCTCCGGGCGCGATCACGTCGTCCCAGGCGTCCTTGTTGCCGAAAACGGCGGCATATCCCTCGAAAACGCCGTTTTCGTCGCTGTTTTGCAGCTTAAACGGCAGGCTCTTGCTTTCCATTTCCATTGTCGTCGCCCTCCTGGGCCTGCTGCTGCCCTATCTTGTCAAGCGGCAGCATGTTCGATTGCACGGTGTAGATGTCGCCGCCCTCGATCTTGCCCATGTTCTCCTTGGCGCGGACGTCGTTTCGGCTCATCCAGCCGTTCTGCAGAGCGGTGGAGTAGAAATTCGCCCTTCCGGCGCTGTCGGCGCGGAGCAGGCCCTCAAGATTGAACTCGATGACGTATTTCCGCTGGTCGAGAAGCGGAATCAGCTTCTTCTGCATGGCGGATTCGATGCGGGCGAGGTAGGGCCGCAAAGTATAGGTCGCGAAGCCCTGCGTCTGCTGCTCGATGCCCGTGCCCCACGAAGTCGTTTTTTCCGTGTGGCCCACCATGTGCGGCGGAACGCGGAACCAGCGGCAGATGTCCTCCACGTTGAAAGAGCGGTTTCCGAGCATCTGCGCGTCCACGGGGTTGATGGAAATCTGCTGATACTTGTACCCGCCCTCGAACACCATGACGCCGCCCGCGTTCTTGACGCCGCCCGCCATCTTGGCGATCCATCGGCGCTCCTGTTCGCGCTGCTCGTCGGTCAGGATGCGCTCCGTGCTCACCACGCCGGTCGGGCGCATCCCATTTCTGTAGGTATTGGCCGCCACGGCGTCCGTGCTGGAGGCGATGTCGAGGGAAATCCGCGCGCAGGATATAGGCGACAGGCCGAAAATATCGTCGTTCGTCTTGGCGAAGCCCCGGACGTGGAGCATGTCCTCCTCGGGTATCTCCCGCCACGGGCCGTAAGGGTCGGCGTAGTAGTAGCGGATTCTCCCGTCCGTGGTCCGCCCGGCCTCCATGAGCGCGGGATTCAGGCCGTACAGCGCCACGACTCCGCCCATGGAGTCGCGTTTGATCTCGGAAAAGTGATTGCCCCACAGGCACAGGTCGGCCGCCATGCGCTCGAAGTATTCGACGCTCGTGAACTCGTCGGACGGACTGTCGTGCAGCAGGCGGAAGAGGGGATAGTCCGGCACGGGCCGCTTGCCCTGGTCGCGCTCCCGCCGGTAGACCACGCAGGGCAGCGTCCCCACGGTCTCGGAAATGAGGCGCACGCAGGCGAACACGGTCGAAAGCTGCATGGCCTTGTCCGATGATATTTCGCGGATCGCGCCAACAGGGTCGATATCAATCATGAGCGCCGGTGTTTCCGACAGCTTCACCTGCTTGCGCCCGCCGAATAATGAAGACCAAAATCCCATAGGCTCACCAGTTGATGACAATGGGGTCGGCGCTGAACATGTCCTCCAGCTTGCCGCCCGTTTCGGCGTCCTCCGTCCGGTTGACGGCCATGGCAAGCGCCGCCATGCCGTCGATCCGACCCGTTGAACGCATTTTGTCGAACTTCCTGTTTCCTGCCGGGTCCGTCACGATGCGCGTGTTTGCCGCGCACATGGTGAGGACGGGGTTGTTGCCGTGACGCAGGCGGCCCTCCAGCAGCAGGTCCTCCAGCCTGTCCACAGCGGGGGCGAAGTCCTTGAAGCCCTGCCCGTGCGGAATGAGCCGCAGGGCGCCGGGCTGCGCCGGTTCGTTCCCCTCCACGTATGCGGAGATGCCCGCCTTCGTGAGCTCCTGCCGCAAAAGATCGATCCTCCATCGGTCGAAGCGGATGCCCTGGATGTTCCAGCGGGCGTGACAGTCGCCCAGGAAACGCGCGACGTATTCGTAGTCGATGACCGCGCCGGGCACGTCCGTCAGAAATCCCTGCTTCGCCCAAAGGTCATAGGGGGCGCGGTCCTTATGCGCCCGCTCGTTCAGGCCCTTGCGCGGCGTCCAGAATCGGCACAGCGCATGCCAGCAGCGCTCGTCGTCCTGGCAGATGAACACGGCCGCCGTGAGGTCGTTCTTCGCCGAGAGGTCGAGACCTCCCCACACGGGCCGCCCGCTCTCGAAAAGACCTTCCTCCGGCGCGTCGCCGTTCATCTTCCAGACGGCGGGGGAGACGAAGGGGTTTTCCGCGCTCACGCGCTGGTTCATGTACAGGTTGCGGAACGACGCCTCCGCGCCGGGCATCTCCTGCGCCTTGCGGGCGTCCTCGCGCAAAATCTCAATGTTCAGGAAGTCGCCGAGCGCGGGGTTGGCGAGCTTCCAGTTCTCCTCGTCGTAGATGTCCGCGTCCGGCGGCACTTCGTAAATGCAGGCCGCGCACGTCGGGTCGTCGATCTCGCCGGAAAGGATCTTCTTTCCGCGGTCCACCAGCTCAGAAAGAAGTGCCGCATCGCTGGGGGCCTGCGTGCTGATCACCATCACCAGAGGCTCCTCGTGCGCGCCGCGCGAGGTCATCATGGTGTCGTACAGTTCGCGGTCGTTGCCGAACTGCGCCAGCTCGTCAAATATGATGAAGCTGGACGACCGACCGTGCTTGCTACGGCTCTCCGCCGAAAGCGCCTGGTACACGCTGCCGCTTGCCGGGTCCTTGATGAGCTTGCGGGACTCCACGACCACCAGCCTGGCGGACAGACCTTCGGATGCGTAGACCATTGCCGCCGCGTACTTGAACACGATGGAGGCCTGCTCCCTGTCAAACGCCACGCTGTATAGCTGCCCGTTGCGCACCGCCTCCGGCCCGCACAGATGCACCAGCAGGAGCATGGCGATGAGCGCCGTCTTGCCGTTCTTCCGCGCCATGGTGAGCAGGGCCTCGCGCACGATGCGCCTCCCCTGTTCCGTCTGCGGGCCGTACACGGAATTGATGAACTCTTTCTGCCAGTCGCGCAGCCGCACGCGCTCCCCGGCCTTCGCCCCGTCGGGCAGGGTCAGGAGTTCGCAGAAAGATATGATGCGCTGAACGCGCCGGCTGTATTCGTTCATGCTTTCGCCGTGTTCCAGTGGTTGAGCGGATCCCGCGGCCATCCGCTCTCATCGCATCCGTGCAGGCGTTCGCCGCGCGCCGTCTTCTGGCTGTGGCATTCATGGCAGACGCTGCGCAGGTTGTTCCAGTCGAACGGATCGCCGCCATCGCTTATGGCCCTGAAATGGTCCACCTCCGTCGCAGGCCTGCGCCTGTTCGGCGGGCAGTATTCGCACAAAGGACAGTCGCGCAGCTTGGCAAGTCGCAAGCGCTGCCATCGCGCGGTGTTGTATATGTCCTTGTGCCTTCCCATTACTGCCAAACCTCCGACGATGATGAATCGTTGAAAAGCAAATCCGCGAACGTATCAGAGGCACGGGATGCGATATCTCCGTCCTGGGCCTGCGTTCTCGCTACCTGCTGTGACATCTGCGAATGCTTTGTAATGCGCAGTTTCGTCCCCAGCATACAGACGGCACGCCGCGCGTCCCTTGCATCAGTCACCGCAGGATGAATCCTTTTCACGCCTTTCGCGTCCGTATAGAAACGGCCTTCCTTTTTGATGACGTCCAGCGCCTTCTTGTGTTCCGCCGCGGCCTCGCAGAACTGTTCCAGAAGAACGCGGTCACAGCTCACAAAATGCCCTGCCGGGAAAGCTTCAACCGTCAAGGCCCAATACTTTTTGGCGAGAGGAGAAAGATACGACGGGGCAGGGTAGTCCTTTACGCTCCCGGCGGCTCCGACGCCTCTTGTCCGCCTGCTTAAAGCCCCCACAGTTCCTCGTCTGCCCATATCCGCCTCAATGTTTCACAGAAAATGTTTCACGAAAAAATCAGAAAATGCTGTTCGCGGGCTCGCGCTCGGTCTTGAAGCGAAAGCCCCAGAGTTTCGACCCGCCCCTCCCCCTCACGCCTGCGGCTGACCATCACTCGCCGCAATCATCCCGCCGTCGTGCTTGACGCGGTCTGCCAGCTCTTTGCGCTTGGCATTGTTGAAGCGGTCGATGGTGCCAACGAGGTAGCCCGTGATCCTGCGGATGCGCTCGAACTTCATTCCCTTTCCGCACATGCCGTGCTCGTCTGCCATCATCATTGCTCAATTCTTCTTTTGTTCTTCTTGTACGTCCAGCAGCTCGTCCACTTGCTTTTCAATCTTGAGTTTTCCATGAAGAAGTATCCTGCGCACCATGGGCGGGACGGGGAGGCCGAGGCGTATCATGTGCCCCATGACCGAAACGCTCTCTTGCGCCACAAGGTAGGCAAGGAACGCTTCAAGCACGGGCAGCTTAATGTGAAAGGCAATCTCCATGCAGGCATCCACAGCCGCCACCATGATGACATACAGGCAATATGCGGGAATCTTGAGAGCCCCGCGCTTCAAGATGCGACAGGAAAACTTCCCGCGCTTGAACGCTTCAGTGAGACCGAATCCGAGATCGGCGCACCACATGGCGACGAGCCAATAGAGCAGCGTCGGTTCAGTGGAGAACCATGCCGCCACAACGGCGAGACCTGCCTTTACAGGCCAAAGAGCGGAGAGAGCCTGTGTGTAGTGCATCCAGTCAGCCATATGCTCAGTCATTGTGAACGGCTCGCATTCGTGCATACCATTCCCGCAGGGCGAACTTGTCGGCGTTGCAGGTTGAGAGCTGTTGCTCAAGGTCGATGATGTAGAGAGTCGAAGCGACGGAATAGTCGCGCAGGGAGCCATTAGTCATTCCCTCCGGGAGCGGAGGCTTCGGGCATTCCGCCAGCAGAATGGCCGGGGGCTGCATGGGTATCTCCCTGATTTGCACCCTTGGCGCACAGGATGCCGTGAAGGCGGCAAGCAAGCTCGTTGTCAGTA